ACCTGTTGCTGCAGCACCAACACCTGTTAAAGAAGAAGCAATCGTTGAAGATGACGATGCACTCTCATACTTTGCACGTCTTGCAGAAGAGTAAATCCAAATTCGCAAACTGAATTCTATGATACCCAGAAAATTTTTCTGGGTATTTTTTTGTCAAAAAAGTCAAGTAGTTTCTTTTAAACTTCTATTGATATAACTATCAGATTTTTTATATAAACTTTGTTTTCTAAAGTCATCTACAAACGCTGCAAAGTATGCTGGTTTTAGTAAAAATATTTCTCTCTTCTTTTCATTCTCATTAGAATAATGAGCAGCAACTGTGACAGGACCGCAAATCTCACTACCATTTTTTAATACTATACTACCATTAATGTTTAGTTTGTGTTGCTTATCATAGAATGCTTTATCTACTTTCATTCCAGCAGGATATTGAGCGATCTTTATTGTTTCATAGTGATGTATCTCTGTGTATGGATCGTCATACTCTTTTTCTAAAACTTTATTAAGATCGTAGTTACTTAAAGGCCAATCGTATTGTGCATTGACTAGATTATTTGACAAAAGTATTACCCAATCATAAAATGGACTTCCATATGCTTTATTAGCAACCATTGCAGGAGTTTCTGTATCTATTATGGCATATTTTGAGAAGTAAACAGCAACAGAAAATATATCATCGTTAAGTTGATACCTACGAAAGAAATTCTTAGCAATGATTTTATCAGATACTGAGAAAGGATAACTAACTGGTTTCTGATCATATACTATGTCTGGTGTTAAAGAAAAATACATTTACTTTACCCTCTCCATGTTTACATCTATCTTTCCATAATAAACACTCATGTATCCATCTGGTTGTAATGCGACAGCTTCTGGATGTCTTTCAAGTATCTCTTGTGCCATGACACCACGATATCTTTGTGTGTTACCTATGTAATTCCATTCGTAGATATTGATACCAGATGGTGAGTTTCCTACCTTAGTAATGTTCTCTTTCAATCTAATATCACTTCTCATAGCACCATACTCTTGACCAGCTGGTGCATCTGATATATCAACCATTTCAATATCCTCAGCAAATACAAGTTTTGTTTCCATGAAACTAATTTTTAATTCAGTTGCAATTGGTGCACCTCCATGGAATACTGCATAGTTTCCATCTGGAGTGTAGTTTACATTAACATCTGTGATAGCACACATCTTATACTTAGGAACATATTTATTACGACTACCTCCATGCATAAACTGAACATGACACACGGATGGTACTGCGATGAACGATGAGTTTAATGCTGGATCTTTATTTTGACTCGCTACATTTTCATTCTTATCAAAACCAAATACTTTTCTATCTCCTAGATCATAGGATGGTAACATCGCTTTTTTAAATGTCTGACATATTCTTTGAATGTTTTCGGTCTCTTCTGAATCATAAGGTGACATTTTAAATGTCAAATCAAATGTTCTTAGATTCATTTTTTGAAATAACAATTCCACATTAGGGTTCTTTACCACACCAGAGATACCACCAAAGACATCACTTGCATTTATTTGATCACCAGTTATACCCTTTGCTAGATTTGTTATGATACCAGCAGCTGCGTTCACAGGTAAATTTGCTGCTGTATTTTTCGCTGTTTGTAGAGCACTTTTTAATTTATATCCTACTCCATCTCTACCAGCAGATGCCAATAGTCCAGCAGTTATTGATCCAAATGCTTTACCCTCCCAATCTGCTTTGTATGCATCTTGAATATCATCTGGCATGTATAACATAATTTGATGTAATCCATCTACCTGTTCAAATTCTTCACTAAGAACTCCTCCTCTATTATATGCATTAAGATCTTGGTTTACATATTCATTATTTTTAAAGACAGTTTTATTAGTTCCATTTTTTTTCTTCACAAAAAGACCACTACTTGCTCCAGTTTTATCTTGAAACGGTGGTTTATATTTGTAGAAAGAAAATAAAACATAAGAAGAGTCACCACCACTAGCAATGTCTGCAGGATAACGAATTGAATTAAAAGCAACTGTTTGATCTATCTCTCCTGCTGGTGGATCTCCATAATTATCTGCACCTTGTATGGCTTCATACTGTTTTTTTCTAATCTTTACCCAGTCTACACCATTCCATCTCCAATAACCTGTTCTCTTTCCTCTATTACCTTCAATACCAGTACCAGGACCTGTACCATAAGTTTCTTCAACTTGGTTTGGAAACGTGCCTTTAAATTTTGGTTTCTTTGGTGCTACACCCATTAGATTGCCATCTCCCTAGATTGCTTTGTCCCATATCCTTTTACTAATCTTTGTCCTCTGATTTTGTCATAGAAAGTGTCTTTAGTGTCACTCCAAACCTCTTCCTTATCGACAGGGAATGAAAGTTTCCCTGCATTTTTGACAAATTCTTCAGTTGGTAAAAGAATTGCGGTATCCCATTCAGTAATAGCAAGGTCAATCATTAGACCATCTACTTGAGACTGCAAGTATTTATGGAAGCAAACCTTAGGAATGTCAATTCTACCCTCCATTAACTTTCTTGTCGCCATAATTCTCCTCTTTGGAGTCATGTAATGTAGGTTTGCACCCCAAAATTCTCCTTTCTTAGTTGCTTGTATGACATATACTAAAGGAAACTTGTCATAATACTTCAAGTGTTTCATCTTTGCTTTGTATTCAAACATGTAAAGATGACCCTGCACAGGAAATCTACGGAGTTCATTCTCGTCTTGATCCTGTACAGCACCTACATCATCACTCTTTTCATTTAATATATACTTGCTGAAATTTTTATTGTAACTACTCGCTTCTGACTTTACAGCAGAGCGATACCATGAAAATGTTTTCTTTTCCCCCTTTGTTTTTTCTGTTATTTTTTCAAACAGTGTTTTATATCCAGACGTGGAGGTGATTGTGTTACGCTGGATAGCAGCGAATCCTGTTGCCATTTGTTCATACTCCTAAATGATCCTCGGTTAGTATTAAGAAGTTCATCTGCCTGTCTTCACAATACTCACGAGCAGCAGACCATTTAGTTTGGTTCTTTGCGTACGTTAATGCAGCATTACGATAGGCAGCAGTTTTTTTATTTTTCTCATTCGGTGGTTGTGTTTGTTTTTTAGGTTTAACCTCTATTATATACTTGGTTATTTTCCCAGTCTTTTCACGGACTTTTATATAGAAATCAGGAAAATAACGTCTCACTTTACCATCAGGTGCTCTGTATGGTATGATAACCTCTTCTGATCCCCACTCTAAAATTGAGGGATTATTATCACAGAACACCATGAACTTTCGCTCCCAAAGTGACCTGTAAATTACTCTAGTTGGGTTGCCACGATACTTTTTGGGATTGATAGGTTTATAAATCCCAGAATACGCCATAAATATAATTGTACCAACATAGGTATTTAGCGTGTCAATAGATAGATTTTTAGGAGTAATGAATGCCAACGGCGGAATGTCGATGAGCAATAACTTCGTGGTGAAAATTGGAGATTCGATGGAAGAGTTTAGAAATCCTTCTATGAATCGTAATATATTTGAATTTTTATGCGACGAAGCACAGTTACCAAACACACAAGCAGCATCTGGAACAGTGAAAGGTAGATATACTGGTGAGGGTGAAATAAATTACCCACATACCAGAGTATTCACTGAATTTCAGTTAGGATTTCAATGTGATGCCAATATGACACCACTAAAATTTTTATATGATTGGTATGGACAGATTTTTCAAGAAAGAGATGCAAATGGCACTCCCTATGGTACACTAGAATTATCAGGGGGAAATAGTTTAGAGGATTCTTATTCAAAAGCAAATAGAGCAAAAAATAGAACCACTACTCTAAATTATCCATCAGACTATTGTAAAACAATATATGTGTCTAAAACTGAGTTAGGACCTGCACTTGCTTTTGGTCAAAGAACATCAGGAACATTTATTTTAGATAAAGCATGGCCGTATGCTATTGATGCAGTACCGTTACAGTTTGGAGCAGGACAAATCACAAAGGTAACTGCACAGTTCTATTACACAAAACATTATGTCGTTGATAGTGACGTCAATAATATGTTTAGATTTCCATTTCTTAATGCTGGTGACTCTCCTGTTGC